ATCGGACTTTTCTGTATTCACTAACCCTGGTTTTATTTCCTGTTTCCTAGTTATTGGCACCCGTGTCTATGGTATGGTTGCCTCATCTCGTAATGCTGGCAATGACGAGCCGTTTGTTTACGATATACCGACTGGTTTATTCATAACTGTTACTGGAGTTACTTCAGCCAATACCCCTACTTCTCCGGCTACTTCTGGAGATTGGATACCGCCAGTTATGGCCCTAATAGGTGGCCAAATTATTGTTACCCACCAAGGGTTCAATGATGGGGCCGGTTATTTTTTTGGTGTGCTAGATATCAACAATCCTGCTGCTCCTGCGTGGAGTGCAGGCACGCTAACTGGTTTAGTTACCCTTCCGGCTAAGCCTGTAAGTGTAGCTCTGTACAGCGGTAGAGCTTGGTATGCTGTCGAGAATGCCCTAGTGTTCTCCGATACTACTAGTCCTACAAACTGTACTGCTGGAACGCAGGTTCTAACTCTTGGCACTAACCAGACTATTACCGCCATGGCTGGTACGCCTCTTGTTAACCAAGTACAGGGAGGTATAATACAGTCTCTTACTGTATTTACTGGTTCTTATCTTATTTACCAAGTTACCGGCGATGCAGCGCTAAGTACGCTAACGCTTAATCAGTTACAAGTTGAGACTGGTACGTACTCACAAAATTCTATCTGCTCTACACCGCAGGGACTTTGTTTTGTTTCCCCAGAAGGTGTTAGGTTTATAGCTCCTACTGGCCTTATAAGTGATCCTTTAGGGGTAGGCGGGCAGGGGCTTAATCGAATATTCGAGTATGTAGATACACCTACTAGGGTAGCAATAGCATATTCTGGGGACGTTATTAGGTTTAACATACCTAATAAGTATTCTGTAGGAACAATTCTTTATGAGTTTTTCTACCACCTATCTAGGAAAGTTTGGAGCGGACCTCATACCTTTCCTGCTTCGCTAATACAGGGGTTCGGTAACTCGTTTATAATAGCTCCGGTCGGTATAACTGGTGCGCTTCATAGGTCTAATGTAGTACCTACCTCTACTGATAACTACGTAGAGAATGGGGCTCGTATGCAGTGGCAAATGGTTACGCCGCTCGTACCGCAGACCGACGATATGGCTATGCACGAGGTTATAGAACAAACCATAGGGTTCGCTGGCATTACCTCAGATGACTATACATTTGCCTTTGCAGACGAGATGAACAACACTATAGCTTCCACAGCTATAGCCCACACTACCGACCCTAATGCTCCTGGTCCGGCTATTTGGGGATTGGCTGTCTGGGGTGATTTTGTGTGGGGCGACACCACCATTAGCACATATAACATTGGCTACTCTACGTTTCAGCTAGCTTATAACGGGCCTATCGTTTTCAAGCAAGCTTTCTTTACTGGTAATGGGCCGTCATCTAGCGCACTAAAGATAGGTGTGGTAAACACTAGGCTTAAAGAGCTGGGCTACGTAATAGGGTTACCAAGTACTGCAGCAAATAATCAGACTAGCTATGTTCCTGGTCCAGGATATAACCCAGCTAGTCCTGGGTATGGCGTTGGACCTGGATATGTCTATGGGATAGGCTATCAGTCTGGGACTACTTGGGGCATAGGGTCTATCCCTTATCAGTTCAAGGCGAACATATCTACGCCCGTAGCTAATAGCCCAAACCGCATAAGGGCAGTCACTATGATCCCCGCCGCGACCGAGTGGGGCTATGCGCCTTACGAGGTGTTCCAGGATCAGACGGAAGTAGGTGTTGAGTTCATTGCGACGGAGAACGCTTATAGCGTGTACGACAGCTCGCAATGGGTCGTCGAATACGCCCAAGCCGCAAGCGCAGGCCGGATCGGCGGCGCGGCTTGCGATTGGGCTACGTCCCTCAATAACCTGCAAAATCAGCTCCCCAACTGCGCGCTCGTCAATCTCTATGCCGCCTGGTACGGAAACGATCTGCGCGCGGGCTCGTGCACGCTCGTGCCGGGGGTGACGCACGATGGCTCGGGCGAGGTGCCTCACGAATGGCAGTGCGCGGGTTATAGTCGCAATACTGCGCACGTCATCTCTACCTACGGCGGCGGTGTGGCCTATGGCGGCACCCCCGACGATGCCTCAGTTGTCGCAGCTATCCAGGACATGCACGCTCGCGGCCTAAGTGTAGCCTTCACTCCATTCATTCTTATGGATATACCCGCTGGCAATACGCTCCCCAAGACGGGTGGAGCGGGAACGGGCCAGCCGGTTTACCCGTGGCGCGGCCGGATCACGAAACAGTTTACCACAAGCGACGAAACGTCGCAGGTAGCAGTTGAGGTCGCGGCCTTCGTGGCGCAGTACCGCACCATGGTGCTCCATTATGCGAACCTATGTGCGTCCGCCGGGGGCGTGGAAGTCTTCCTTATCGGGACGGAGCTTAGGGGCTTGACGTGGCTCAGGGACGCCGCAGAGAGCCATCCGTTCGTGGCTGCGCTCATTGCCCTGGCGGCGGACGTTAAGGCCATCCTGCCTGCCTCCCAGCTCACCTACGGCGCGGACTGGTCAGAATATTTCGGGTTCCAGCCCGGCGATGGCTCGGGGGATGTGGATTTTCATCTCGATCCGCTATGGTCCGATGCGAATATTTCATTCATCGGTATTGATAACTATTTCCCTCTAGCTGACTGGCGGGATACCCCACCCAATATAGACGGGGCGTCTTATGTTTCTGTTCGTGATCTAAACTACTTAATGTCCAATATTCAAGGTGGTGAAGGGTATGATTGGTACTACGCTAGCTCAGCAGATAGGACTAATCAGGTTAGGTCAAGCATAACCGATGGTGCGTATAGCAAGCCTTGGGTTTACCGTTTTAAGGATATGTGGAGCTGGTGGCAGAACCAGCACTATAACCGACCGGCTGGCGTGGAGAGCGCTACCCCTACTGCATGGGTGCCTCAGTCAAAACCTATTGGGTTTACAGAGTTTGGTATACCCTCTGTTGACAAAGGTGCTAACCAACCTAATGTGTTTTACGATCCTAAGTCTAGCGAGAGTGCTTTTCCTTATTTTTCTACTGGTGCCTCAGATTATAGTATGCAGAACAACGGCATTAACGCGGTGCTTAGATACTTCGACTCTACCGATCCTAATTTCCAAGCTAGTAATAATCCGGCTAGCTCCGTATACTCGGGGTCGATGGTGGACCTTAGCTTGATATTCGTATACACTTGGGATGCAAGGCCATTTCCGGCGTTCCCGTTCTACACTGATATATGGTCAGATGGAAGCAACTACCAGTATAACCACTGGATTGAAGGAAAGTTAGGAGCGTAGTATGGGTGACGTATCCGTTAGTGCTGTTGCTAAGGTGGATAGTAGCGACGACATGGTGGTTAGGTTCACCAGTGTTGACGGGCGCAGCTTAGAAGTCATAGGAACTTCGGGCACTATAATAACGTTGCCTACTAATACTGGTTCATTGGACGCACCTATATCCATCGCAGAAGGGGGTACAGGGCAGACTACAAAGGCTACAGCGTTTGACGCACTATCCCCTATGAGCGCTGCTGGCGATTTAGTCTATGGAGGTACGTCTGGTACTGGTACTAGGCTAGCTAAAGGAACGTCTGGCCAAATCCTAGTGGGTGGCGATATTCCTTCTTGGGGTACCTTGCCTACTGCTGCGGTTAGTAGTGTTAACTTAGATGCTGTAGCTAGGCTTGGTATTGGTACTACGGATGCGGGTAATGTACTTTCTGTGTCTGGTGCGTCGATTTTGTTCGCTAATGGGGCGGGAGATATCAGGGCTTCCTTGTCTAAGTACGCTGGTACTGCCACGGCTTCGTTTGTCTTCCAGGATAACTTCTCAGGTCGAGCTGAGTTTGGGCTTTGCGGTAATGATAACTTCACTATGAAGGTATCCGCCGATGGCGGTACATGGGTAAATGGGATAGTTATAGACAAAACAACGGGGGCAATTACTGTGCTCAATACTATTATGGCGCCAGTTGCTACCCTACCCGGTACTCCGATTACTGGTATGGAGGCATGTGTTAGCACGGCTACTACCCCTGCTATTGGTTCTGCGCTTTCGCTTGGCGGAGCCGCTTTTGCAAAGGCGGTCTATAATGGGTCGCAGTGGACGGTTATAGGTAAATAACAACTGGAGTAAGCTAAATGGACGAGTCACAAGAATTGGTAAACGCACTAATTCGTCAGCGGGATACTTATGCTAACGAAGCAGCACAGTTAGTAGCTAAGCTTAATGTTCTGCAAGCTGTGTACGTTCGCGATGTTGGTGTACTCAAAGAGGCTAATGAAAAGCTTACTAAGCAAGTAGAAGAGCTTACCCCTAAAGAGGACTGATATGTCTATCGTAGGCGCGTTACCCTATACCCTCGCTAATGGAGCTACTGCTGATGCTTCGCAGGTGATGGCTAACTATAACTATATAGTAAGCCAGGTAAATGCTAATGCCGCGCCTACAACGGCCTATTCTGGTGGTATTAATGTAGGCCTCGTACCAACTGGGGGTACGGGGACAACTTTCCTTAGAGGAGATGGAACCTGGGTAACTCCTGCGGGTAGCGGAAATGTTAGTACCTCTGGATCACCAGCGGTGCACCAGCTATCTATTTTCTCTAGCGGTACGGACATAACTGGCATTGCAGTTCCTACTAGTGGAACTATCCTTCAAGGTGTAGCTACTTCCGATCCTACGTTTACGGCGACGCCCACTTTGGGCGTGCAGCAAACTACGCAGGGTACGCTTACCTTAGCTAATACGGCCGCTGGTGCTTATGCT